AGGATGCTGCAACAGGCATGCTACCCAACGCTTCACCATCGCGTACTTTTTGAACAGGACCTAAACCGCATCCGATACCAGTGGATTGATTGGAGTAGAAGAAGAATCGAACGAGTACATTGACATACATGCCGGAATATACTTGCGTAGGATTTGTGAGAGGATTACCTTGAAGATCTACTACTTCAACTTTATAGCTAGCATCTTGCGCTGCTGTAAACACCCAATGACCTTTACATTCAGGACCAAACTCCTTACCAGATTGTGTGTAGCCATCACCGTCATGAATTGGTACTTTTGGCTGTGCTGGAACACGTGCGCCGAATTTGGTACGGGCGGATTGGATAGCAGCTTCGATAGCATTCATGAGAGCTTGGTGTTGAGCTACATCAGTTTTAGGTAAAAGAATAGTAGCTGAATATCTAGGTTTAGCACCAGGCTGTGTGGAATTAGCCCAAGGTTCTAATAGATGGCAATAGGATACACGAACATTTTGCAATAATACTTCAGTTGGTTGTGGAACGAATGACATAATTAATTACCTCCATTATTATCATTAGATACATTAAATATTTGCGCCGCAGTAGGTTGATTGGTAATCCGAGGGCGCTTATCGGATTCCTCAACTAGGGTAGGCTTGCCTGCTTTCTTAACTATCATGTCGCCTACCATATCATTAAATTGGGTTTTACCGATGGTCTTTTCCATCTGTGCCAATGTTAATGTCTTGCGTTCATATAGAATGCTTTCATCGATGCCAGCCTTGATTAAAGTATCGATAGCAGCATCGGTGTCTTGAAATGCCCGACTACCACGACCCTCTACAGCTTTCCAGCCAGGGACTGTCACTCCGTTAAGGGATTCGGTGAGTGCGTAGTCTTTCATGTCTTCGAGCCAAGCAGCGACGTCCTTACCTCGACGAAGATATTCGCCGAGTTCTGTCATCGAGATAAGTCGAGGATCATGATTAGAAACTAGCGCACTGTGCAATGAGTCATTTGCCTCATATCGGGCTTTGCACTGTTGTTTCGCCCTGCAGAATCTGCACCAGTCGCCGGGTTCAAATTTACCATTGCCAGATATAGCCTCGTCTGCACGAGGTTTGACGAATGTATTACCCCAATCCAGTAGTTCTGCCGTAGGGATTTCCCATTCACTGATATTATTAACACGGGGCTGCACGATAGTCATTTTGACCGTATTGAACATATAGAGTAATCTATACGCATCAATCGCACCAAGAGCGTATAACATCATTTGCGGATTGTGTTCCGCATCAACGACTACCCCTTTTCCGTGCTTGTAATCAACGATGTGCAAGGTGTCGCCGGATAGAATAATACAGTCAGCCGTGCCGAATCCATCGGGTACATAACGACTAAAATCAACGCGTTTTTCAATGGCTACTACTGGAGTTGCCGTGCAACCTAACATAACACCTTTGACATATTCAAGGTATGTTTCCGAGGTATCGTCCATTTCTGGTTGCCACAACTCATCCTTTTTGATTTTGTTGAACTTGCGAGTGTATGTGGATTTAGCCATGGCCGTGGTATACTTCTGTAGTTTTAACTCACACAGTTCGTGTGCCAGGGTTCCTTCCTTTGCATATACAGATGTGCTATCGGGAAAGTTCTCCTCTAAGAGAGGGGCGGCTGTACAATGCAGCCACCGGTGCGACCCCGATGCGTTTAATAATGCATGTGATCGAGGTGCCATTAGATTCTTGCCCCCAATCCTCTAATTGCATTTACTAATTCAGGGTATCTGTCCTCAGGTACTTCACCCAAGTATTGAACACCGAATTGTGCCATTAATTGTTGCAATTCTACAGCTTTCCCTGCGTCAAGTAATGGTGCAAGCGCCGCTTGAATTTCAGGCAATGTATACTTCTTAACTTCCTGAGATACTGGAGCGGTAACAGGTGTTTGCACAGGTGCCGTAACTGTTTGTACCGGGGTATCAGTTGCCACGTTGACAGTTGGTGCTGTAATGGCTACTTGAGTAGGAGTAACTTGTACAGCTGCATTAGGTGCCGTCATGGATACGGAGTTTGGTTGCACAGCTACTGTTGTAGTAGGTACACCTTGATTTGCATCTTGCGGAGATAGATTAGATACACACATGGACGGTGCTGCTACTGTAGATACCACTGTATCTACTATGCCAGGGGCTTTATCATCCATTGCTCTATCGCTATCTACAAAACTTTTGAATTGATTTAACACAGCTTTTAGCTGATTATATACATCTAGTACATTAACTCCTTGAACTTCAACTTTAATCATTCTTTAACTCCTCCTGAATATTAATAATTGATTGGTTGTAATACGATTCTTTTAACTCAAAACCTAAAGCCCTACGGCCCATACGAAGTGCCATAACTGGGACCGTACCAATACCAGCAAATGGATCAAGTACGATATCATTTGGATTACTCCACAATTCTATGCATCGAGCCACAGTATCTAGCTGCAGCGGGCAAATATGACGTTCATCCTTATTGTCACGAGCTGCTTTATAATTCAGCGTATGCGTTTGGCGGATATCAGCCCATACGGGATTAGCATATCGGCGCCATACTTGATGGCTATACATAGGCTCCGTATTGTATTTTTGCTTTTTATCAAACAACTCTGGATCGGGCTCAGGTCTTTCAATCCCTTTGATGCCCTCAGGTTCCTTTTGACCGAAAAACTGAGTAAATCCTTCCGGATGCGCGATAGGCTCCGGATTGTCACCAGGCTTACGCAATGTCACGATGTAGTCAGGCGCCCCCATTCTACACATGGCAGAATCTTTTACAATCTGCTTATGTAAAAGACCCAGCGCTTTTGTCCGAGTAGCCTCAATGAGAGGATCTTTCCAAATCGTGACTCGGGAATGCATCACGAATCCAGCATTCTGGAAGGCTCGAATAATGTCACCGGGAAAATCTTTCATTCCAATAACACCGTCCCTAGATTTTGTGAGTGGCAAATCCATACAATGAACTGATACTAATCGCCCAGGCATTATTACGCGGTATAGTTCTGTGATCAAGTACTTGAAGTGCTGCCAAAATTCACTATCAGTAGATGAGTTTCCCATATCCCTATCAGAATTAGAGTAGACATACAAACTACTAAAAGGAGGGCTAAATATGGAGTAATGAACGCTATCATCAGGCAGCCCTTTCAGCACTTCTACTGAGTCGCCATTATAAATTGCAAATCGGGACTCAATTAACTGATTTAGCACGTTCACGTTGTAGGTCCTCCTTTGCTTTTTTATTTAACGCTTGCAGCATTGCAAATCCAGCTAGGGCAGCTATAGCTTTATCCATACCTGCATCAACAGATAATCTAGTTAATCTGGCTGCTTTTAATTCATTGATATGGATGACTCTTATGTTATGAGCCTTAGCATAAGCTAGCTCCAAATTGCACCCGGTTGAGTTCTCCCATCCGTTGCACATTATGATTGCATCGCAACCACTTAGAAGGTCAATACACCAGCCTATGCCGGTATCATAATCAACCTTGTTATATAAATGCCCAAACATATGTATAGGTGATAGGAATATGTTATGCGTATCACTGCCAAAAGGTTCCTTTATTGGAAATACGCCCATATCTTCCTGCAGCCACTTTAATACAGAGTCAGCATTCTTTTTGTTTTTAGCCAACCCTCCGAATGGATGGCTAACGTAAATTTTAGTCATATAACAGCCCTCATTTCTGCCCAGTTAGGTAACACCATCGGCACACACGGATTGTATTCCGTTGATTCCCGTCTAGTTTTAGATAATTCAGTACGAACAGCATCACGGGTTAGCGCAATCATAGCGTCCCTCATTTTTATAGCATCCGCTTCCTTACGTTCGATATTCGCTTTAACCGCGCCCTCCTTTTCGGAGATTACGATATAGGCGTTCACCTCATGCTTCTGGCCAAATCGCCAGCATCGGCGAAGTGCTTGATAATACTGTTCATAACTATCGGATAGCCCAACAAATATCATATTGTGGCAGTTTTGCCAGTTCATTCCGAATCCGGCGATACTTGGTTTTGTTACCAAGCATTTTAGGAATCCAGAACCAAAACCTAACATCATGCCCTGTTTTCGAGTTGCCTTATCACTACCTTTGACATCCTCTGCGAGATCAATCATTTCTTTCAGAGTAGTCGATTCATCATTAAGGTCGCACCACACTAGCCATTGCTCATTAGATGCATTGACTAAATCAGCTGCTGCTCTACATCTTGATTCAAGAGATGCTTTGCGAGCCCTGCGGCGTTCCAATAATGATAAAGTAGGGACATCCTCACCTGTTTTATCAACAACAATTTCATGTACGTGTAACTCAGGCAATTCATAGCCATCATCTTCATAACCCAGGGATGCCGGATTATCTAGCACTACTGCCCATGACGCCATCCACTCCCAAAAGGTATTCTCTGCATGGCCTTTTAATCGCCATTTAGCGGTATCACTACCATCATGCGTGAAATACATGGATAGCATCTCATTACGGCTCATGATGCCGAGGAACTCTGCATGATTGCCAAGCTCCATATAGTCATTTGGTGCAGGTGTTGCCGTACATGCCAAGCGATATGGTGTATTACTGAATCGATTTATTAAATCTGTACGTACTTTACCAGTAAATGACTTTAGGATACTTGATTCATCAAGCACGACACCTATCAAATTATCGGTATTGAATCGTCCCAATTTCTCATAATTCGTAATATTAACGCCCGGCACAATGTCATCATCAGATTCGCATATAGTCACAGGAATATCGAAACGTTCACCCTCGGACTGTGTTTGAGCGGCCACAGCTAGTGGCGCTAATATGAGTACTGATCCACCTGTATGTAGATAAATCTCATACGCCCAGGACAGCTGCATTAAAGTTTTACCTAATCCACAATCCGCGAATATGGCAGCTTTACCTTTTGCCAAGGCCCATTTAACGATATCTCGTTGAAAGTCGAATAGGTGTTTGTTTAACATACCTGTATCAATATCAAATCCGTGAGATTCCGACATTTTAGACTTGGAGTTGATGAAAGCGTTATAATTCATCGACAGACGCCTTTACAGATTCATACTCAGTAAGTAATGCCGAGAATTCTGGGTTATCTTTTGCAAGTAACCGATACATGGTCAAGCGCTCAGCGTTCTTAGCCTTTTGTTCGAGTTTCTTTTCTATGTCCTCCAACTTAGCTCGATCGCTTTCACGTTTATCGCATTTAGAGGTATCAATAACTGCAATGACCTGTTTGACTACATTCCCTTTGAAACCTTGCATCCGAACAGTATCAAAATCTTTTGCCTTTTTCAAAACACGAGCAACGCCTAAGCCGTTTCTTGATTTAACAACAACCCAATCGCCAACACCAATGTTATCGATTGGAACATTTGTATCGGATTCGTAATATCTAAACCAAAATTCATCTGGACTATGTACAGGTGTATTATTTTGCCAGTAATAATCACTGGTATCGTAAGTAACTAATAGGAATTCCATAAGTTGTCCTTTCTGTGATATAATCAACGTAGAATAATATTTTTCTAATTTGAGCTTGTTGATGTTGCCGCATCATCGGGCTCATTTTTCATGCCCAAATCTTCACATTCATCAGGAATGCAGTAGTCTCGCTTTGGACACTTGTTACAGTCTCGCAATTTAATCACCTCCCTATATGCCTTTAGTTGTGATATGGATTGCGGCAGTATTCGCCGCATTTTCTTACTTTAGTGGTATACGCAACGCCTTCACGTTCCTCGGCATCCATTTCGGCTTTATCTTTGTAAAAGCCATAAAGTGATATGGCGAAGCCAATGAACGATTGTAGTAAAAACTGTTCCCATCCGATATGGTCAACTTCTAAGGCTCCCATAGAACCTACGACCAAAAATGCCCCAAACAACATATATCCCATTATTCCTCGTCCTCCTCAATCCGTTCAGCCGTAATGCCATCTGTAGTCACGATAATACGGATTTCCGATTCATCATAATCACACATAAAATCTTGCAACTCATATGCTGCATCCATAATATTGCTATTGATGTGATTTAAAATACGATCAGATTCGATTGCTTTTAGATGTGCAGCCATTGCTGTTTCGTTTACTGGGATAGCTTTCATAATTATGTTTCTCCTATAACATCATCATTGATAAAATAGATGCTACTGCAGCAGTAGCAAAGCCTAAATGCATTCCTGCGTCAATCCATGTCATGATTAATTCCTCCTAATGAATTCCTGCGGATTTAAACTCCGCATCAACTACTTTCACATCCCATCCAAGCGAATGGACAAGGAATGTTCTAAACCCCTCTTTGTCAATAACAAAGCTACGGGATTTCTTACCCGGCGACTGCCAGGCGTATGCGAATGGAAATCGGTCTCTTGCGATGCCCTCTCGGATAGCTGTTAGACTAACACCGAGCACGGTCGACATTTGGGCGACCGAAATCACTTTTCTAATCATGTGCACTGCCCCTCCTTTTCATATAGCCTTCAAAATCATTCTGATTTCTTGGCCTACTTGTAAACGATCTTTAAAAGTATCTTGATTACGGAAATCATCCATGTAAACTTCTAGCATCTCTCGATATATAGCTGCTTTGAAGCTTTCTGGCTTTTCCACATCTTCTCGATACGGCTTTAAAATCGTAACCGGCTTACCGAATTCATAGTCGATAAGGCCCCTCGCCTTTAGTCGGGCTTTCATAGTTCTAATCTTACCGTTCGGCCATCCGAGTAAATTTTCCATTTCCTCGTTGGTCTGTAACCCGCTATCACGGTAAGCGTTATACAAAATCTCCATATCTGTCATTTGCTGCCCTCGTTTCTTTTAATTTCGTTACCTATTAGGTATTTCCATATGCAGATTCTGATGCGATTAAATCAGCCAACGGAATCTGATAAACTTTTGAGAACGCCTTTAAAGTTGCCACGCTAAGGCTTTTCTGTCTTTTGCCAGTCTCTAAATTTGATAAATAATTTTGAGACATAAAAAGCTTACTTGCCGCCTCAACCTGGGTGAGCCCTTTTTTATTTCTGGCATCAATCAAGTACTGTCTCATCCAATCACCTCCCTTTACATCTAAAATATCTCAATTTGTGATATTAGTATATCTCAATTTGAGATTATCGTCAACAATATATTTGAAAAATATCGCTATATGTGATATTGTGTAAGCAGGGAGACTTTTAAGGAGGAAGACTTATGAAATTAAGACAATTACGCCACATGTTAGGGCTTAGTCAACTACAGTTCGCCGAAGACTTAGGTGTTGCTCAAAATACATTAAGTAATTATGAATCTGAAAAGAGACAAATTCCTTTGGATTTGCTAAAGCGCATCGCGGAACGTTATGATGTTACTGTTGATTACCTAACAGATTCGGACTTGATAGCCGATGACCGCATCCCGGGGGCGCTAATCAATGAAAGAGTGAACTCAGGTTTATCCCTTTCGGACCTGTCAAAAATAACAAAAATCCCCAAGAAAGACCTTGAGGATTATGAGGCAGAGATAGAGCCCATTAATTTGTTTTTACTCAAAAAATTATGCGATGTATATGGTAAAAGTTTGTCCCAGTTTTATAAGGATAACGACATGTATGATGAATATATCCCGAGCGTGTTTAACGGCGATTCAGACAAATTTGAACAGTTCGAATCAGCCAGCCGTTTTGACGCAGAATCTGATGCGTTTATAGATATGGTTCACCTCAACAATTACAAATACGTACCTGCATCTGTATCAGCGGGCGCGTTAACCACGATAGACGCCATTAACTTCATGCCTACTATATCTGTCCCTGATTTCATGATGGGTCGTTACGCAGGCAATAAGAATATTATACTTATGCCGGTTAACGGTGAAAGCATGAACAACGTTATCCAAAACGGCGCTATTATCGCCGTATTAAGAAATATAGAACTGCCAGATATCCATGACGGAGATATTGTAGTTATTAAGAATGGAGGGGATTATACAGTTAAAAGATTCTACAATGATAAACAACATAAAGAATTTGTATTTAAACCTGATAGCTCGGATATGGCATTTCGGGACATCATATTTAGTTACGAGAATACAGATGACTTATACCTGATTGGTAAGGTTGTTATGTACAATGTGACTTTGTAAGAGATTAATATGGGAGATTAATAAGGGAGATAAACAATGAAATTCTATAAAATTTTATCTATCGCGGCATTATTTGCAACAGTTGCTAGTTCTTCATTTGCACAATTTATTGATGTAACCCCAGAAACGTATGATAAAATCTGGAGCACCGGGCAAAATTATAAAACTGATCGTAAACTTGAAAGCCCAATTAATTATGGAGTTGAACTTCGGAGTGGAGCTGGTGGCGCCGCGGTATTAATTACCCCAGCTACAATCACTAAATATGTATCATATTCCAAAGACGATCGTCTGATTTTTCCAGACGAATCTTTTAAGAAAGCCATACTAAACAGTAATGATTATGTATACATAGCTACATATGCACTTCATCTAAAGAATCCATTAGCCGGTACAGTAATGCCTCAACTACCATCACAACGATTACTTATAGAAAAGGACAATCAGTATATAATCCCAGTAGCGATGAATACCAAAATCTATGATATGATGCCGCATAGCTATGCCCTTGTCTACTATGCAATACCTAAACAAATAATTATGAACCCACCGTATACTATTAAATTTATTAATGGAAATGGCGATAAAATTGAAATACCTATTACCACTGATAAATTAGCAGAACTTATGGATAAAGAAAATAAATTAGTCTATAAGACAAGTGATTAATAAACGTAAAGCCCCTATCCGATACTACTCAGATAGGGGTATTTTAGGAGGTATGTAATTATGGCCATGAAACGCGCCAATGGTACTGGCACCGTGTATAAGATGAAACATAAGGCTCTACGTAAGCCATATCGAGCCGTGGTGACTCTTGGATACAATTCTGAGGGTAAACCCTTACGGAAATCCATAGGTACCTTTGCAACGCAAAAAGAAGCGTATAATGCCCTTGCCTTATTCTCTACTAATCCACAAATTCAAGAGGAACGCAAAATCACTTTTGGGCAGTGCTTTGATTGGCGTATGGAAGAAGCTGAACGCCAGGGGCTATCTAAAGGGCGTATTAAAAGCATGCACGTTGTCCGAAAATTGGTAGAACACCTATTTAATATCGAAATGAGAAACCTTAGGGCGGCGCATCTGCAGTCTATATTCGATAATTCGACGCACACAAAATCTTATCAAAAGTTAATTAAAGCGATCATAGTTTCGGTCGGCACACTTGCCGTAAAGCAGGAAGTCATCCCTCGTAACTACCTTTCTGATATTATCGTCAACAAAAACGCAACGCCGATTAAGAAAGCTAACATATTTACAAATTTAGCGCTCTATGAGCTTTGGCGGCACGATGACGATATAATCTCCAAGCTAACACTCATATACGCCTACACGGGGCTCAGATTGAACGAATTACAAACAATCCGAGTTGATGATGTCCACATTAAAGAACGATATATGATTGGCGGTTCTAAAACGGAGGCTGGCCGTAATCGAGCTATCCCTATTGCAGAATGTATCTCCCCTTTCATCAAGGAACTCTACCAGCAAGCAAAATTTAAACGCTCCGAGTGCCTACTAGATGGCGTGATACATAAGGACATATACCGCAAGGAACTGCAAAAGAGATGTAAAGAATGGAACCTAGGAAATCACAAGCCACATGATACCAGACATACTTTTATATCAACGTGCAGCAATATAGGTATTGATGAGATTATAATCAAGCGGATCGTCGGCCACGCTAACAAGGATAATATCACTGCAGATGTGTATACGCATAAAACACTACAACAATATATTGATGCGGTGAATAAGTTACCATACGGAGATGACCTGTTAAAAGGTGAGCAACGGTTGAGCAACCGAGAAGAAATTAGGTGATTTTTACCGTTTTGCAAAAATAAAAAGACCAGTAAACATAAGCGTTTACTGGTCTTTTAGATTTGTTGTACTATTCAGCGGAAATTATTCAAAAGTGCCATCTATCCACGTCATTACTGGATTTTATGCGTTTTAGGTTGAGCAACGGTTAAGCAACCGATTTAAACTTAAACGGATTTTAAAGGGCTTAATCCTCTACTTCTTCAATTTTATAAGATAACATCAAATCGTCGATAAGACCTCTTACACCTTCTTCATTATATTCTTTCGGATCGAGAATGACTTCAGCTATCCAGTCAGCCGTCCAAACGTAGTCAACATCTTCAGGCCATTTAAAATCAGGAAATTCATCTTGCATATCGCACTCTTCCCATTGAGCCTTGTCCCATTTACCAATGCATGGGGATTGGCGCATTTCATGCTCGTATATCATATCCCATACTTCTTTATACGATTCTGCTGTCCCCATGAACCAAGGTTTTTGAGTTGCTGTACTGTAGACTTTTAACATTTTAGGTTCCTCCCCATATAATCGTTCCATACCTTGACGAGATACTAACCAAGTACCTTTTGATTTTCTACACTCATCTGATGTGAATCTAGGTGGCGTGTTCCGTTGACCAGAGCACGCCTGCTTTACTGTAACCGGGCTAATTCCCCAACGTTCCGCTGCTTCCGCGGAGGTCATAACGTCCTCGAACTCCATAAGTACCTCCTTATTTGCCCCATGTTGATTTAGTCATTCTACACCTCCAACTTAGTTGGGTTGAAACAAAACCCAAACACTCTATCGTGCGAGCCAATTCTTCCGTAATGTCTACGGAGTACATCGGAAGTGTTTTCTTCTTCCATACGATGTCCATCCGCACAGTGGCTTTCCCAACCATATGGGGTGATTTCGTCGAAGATACTTTCTACATATTCGTAATGATCTTCTCGAATTTTTGCGCCAGCACAAGCAATAGCCTCATTAAATCTGTCGTTAATAAATTTTTTCATTTTAAACTCTCCTTTTTTATAACTTAGGGAATCTCTTTATTCCCTTATCTTTGACCTTATTATACATCTAATTCGATGTAAACGCAAGTACTTTTTTAAAATTTTTTACACAAAAAAAGACCTTACCAGGATATATTCCTAGTAAGGTCTTTTGCATTATTACAGTCAATCCACACGTCCGCCCTCGTATGGTAGGGAGATGCTTGGATCACCTCTCAATCATCGATGAATTACTACTCCGATTGTCGCACCCGCTCCCAGTATTTGGGATAGGTTGCGTTGCATTCGTAAGCGTTTGATTGTTCTCTTGTCGTTGTCGATTTGCCCTTTCAACTCTGTCAAAGAGTTCTGCATTTCGGACAAGACAATTTCTTGCTTCATTGATTGAAGTTTGGCTTGCATTAATTCGTTCTCCAATTTGTTGATTGTATTGTGAGCTTCGTTCAATTCTTGTCGCTGCTTCACGGCTATAGTCTGCGCTTCTGTCAATGGAACGTTGGACGCTTCGATTAAGTTCAAGGCTTTCTCGTTGTTGCTTTTCAATTCGTTCCACTGACTCACGGGCACGCTGATAGTCGGTTCCAGCTCCGCTTGGCTGGTAGAAGATATATCCGAGGCAAAGGATGAAGATGAGCCCAATACTACCGATAATAATATAGCGGTAAGTAGGGTGATTAAGTAATACTTTGATTTTGTCATACATTATTCTCCTCCTATGAAATCTGTTATGCCCCTTGCAATAGCACGCACTATAGTATCTAAATCATTGTTAAGTAGTGCTAAGTCTTCATCATTATCGATAAAGGCCATTTCTACCAACACAGCTGTTGCATCCGTGCCGTTTAATACCCATAAATCGGTACGCTGTTTTACACCACGATCAACCGTATTAATACTACGGATGATTTGCGATTGGATATCGTTCGCTAGACGTTGTCCATTAAAGGATTTATAAAGCGTTTCTGTACCCCTAGCTTGAGTGTTAAAAGCATTGCAGTGCAGAGACACAAATATATCTGCACCCCATTCGTTGGACTCAGAACATACGAGGCCCAAATCATCATTTTGTAAAGTGCGAACTTCACAGCCTGCTGTTTGTAAATAACAAGCCAATAACTTACCCGCATCACGAGCAACGTCGCATTCACGACGTCCTGTGTTAGGATTTACTGCTCCAGAGTCCAGGTCAATATCATGACCTGGATTTATAAATATTTTCGTCATTACAACTA